CTGGACAGAGTAACAGCTCAGTTAGGGGCCTGGTGGTGCAGGTGGCCTGACACCTATTCCCAATACCAGAAGTGTAAAAATATTACTGACACTGGCTTTTTAAATTTGCTTGTATAATGGTGAGGTGGCAGAGAGGTCGAATGCAGCAGTCTGCAAAACTGTAAAGCCGTGGGTTCAAATCCCACCCTCACCTCCATAAACCTGATGCTGGGCAGGTTGAGGCCCAGCAGTCCTATCCCAAGGATCACTGACGCAAGAACGTCAGGCCGATGAGCATCGTAGGCCCTACCACGGGTGCCGATGGACGATAAATTGGGAAGCAGTAGTTAGCAGTGGGAGGCTCGCGCCGAATTTGGTCTCAAGGTGTTCAAGGACGCATATTGGCTTGTCACGCCAAAGGACGGGGATCGTTACCCCGTGAGACCGCCAGAGTTTTAGCCCCGGTGACGGAATTGGTATACGTGTTGGTCTTAGAAGCCAAATTTTAGGAGTTCGAGTCTCCTCTGGGGCACCAAAAAAAGTCCTTCTGATGAGTCTTCAGGAGACGAAACAGCAAGAGTTGGCCACTCTTCGCTGTCAAGGACACGCCTCATACCTTTCGGTGTAGTGAGTGCGAAGCGAAAGCTAGGGACGAAAAGGTGAACGTAGGAGTGGTCTAGAACACGAACTGCGGCCTGAGTAGCGTAACCGATATTCCCCGATAGCTCAGTCGGTAGAGCAACGGACTGTTAATCCGTGTGTCCCTGGTTCGAGCCCAGGTCGGGGAGCCATATGGATCGTTAGCTCAGTTGGTAGAGCGTCTGCCTTACACGCAGAATGTCGGCAGTTCGAACCTGTCACGATCCACCATACGGAGTATAGCACAGCCAGGTAGTGCACCTGCTTTGGGAGCAGGGGGTCGTAAGTTCGAATCTTACTACTCCGACCATTTTTAGGAAGTGTGGCCGAGAGGTTTAAGGCACTAGTCTTGAAAACTAGCGTAGGGGAGACTCTACCGTGAGTTCGAATCTCACCGCTTCCGCCAAAGTTTCCCCTCGGTAGCTCAGTGGTAGAGCAGCGGATTTATACCCCGTAGCGCCAGATAAGCGGCAGGTCGTGAGTTCGAATCTCACCCGAGGGACCATTTAAAACTGCCCGTAGCTCAATTGGATAGAGCATCAGCCTTCTAAGCTGAGGGTCGGGGGTTCGAGTCCCTCCGGGCAGGCCATATAAGTAAATATATGTATCTCGCTGGTGTAATGGCAGCATACGGGTCTCCAAAACCCTTGGTGGGAGTTCGAGTCTCTCGCGGGATGCCACACTGTATTATGCAGGTGAAGTGTTTGTGGTTACACGTCAGTCTTCCAAACTGAAATAGACGGGTTCGACTCCCGCCTCCTGCTCCAAATTTTTAACTTTTGGTGTCATATGCATAAAAAACTAGATATAGAAGAAGTAAAAGAATTTATTGATGCACAAAGCAAAGGTACAAAAATTTATATTGGAGCTGATTCTGAACGATATAAAAAAGGTAGTGAATGGTATGCAGATTACACACTAGCCATTGTAATTCATATCAATGGATGTAATGGTTGTAAAATTTTTGGTGAGGTTCAAACTGAAAAAGATTATGACTTCAAGGCTAGTAAACCATCAACACGATTAATGAATGAAGTTTATAAGGTAGCAGAATTGTATCAAAAACTGGTAGATGTAATAGGTGAAAAAGAAGTGCAAATTCATCTTGATATTAATCCAGATACAAATTATAATTCAAGTATAGTTATTCAACAAGCAGTTGGCTACATACGAGGTGTTTGTAATGTTATTCCTTTAGTAAAACCAGAAGCATTTGCTGCTTCATATGCAGCGGATCGTCTTAAGGGTTTGCTAGCAGCTTAACGCCGGGGTAGCTCAGACGGTAGAGCAACTCACTTGTAATGAGAAGGTCGAGGGTTCGATTCCTTTCCCCGGCACCAATAAAAAAAGATATAATAGTTAAACGCGAGTGTGTCGAAATTGGTAACCGAAATTGACTTAAAATCAATCGCCGAAAGGCTTGCGGGTTCGAGTCCCGCCACTCGCACCATTCTTTTGGTAAATAAAAGACCGCCCTTGTGGCGGTCTCCCTATGTTTAGCCTATAATTATTAATGGAGGTATCTAAAATATGAAAGTAGAGTTTAACACTCTTTATTGGGATAATACCCCTAAAGAACAAATAAATGCTCATAAATCTGTAACAGAGCATTTTGAAATTCCTGTAAACTATTATGAAGAGAATACACCGCACGGTATATGGATGGATCGTGTCATGCGTAACTCTACTTCTGATCTGGTAGTTTTTTTTGACTCTGATTGCATTCCGATTAATAAAACGACTATGCTAGAATGTGTCAAATACATTCAAAAGACAAAAACTTTTTTGGGTGTAGCGCAAGCTTCAAATCACATACCTCCCAAATCGCATGTGTACGCTGCACCCGCTTTTTATATTATTACTAAGGAATGTTGGACAAAAATGGGACAGCCTTCCTTTGCAGAATCCTTCAGAGGAGATGTAGCTGAGGAAGTTTCTTATAGAGCCGAAGAGCTCGGAATTCGGTATCGTTGTCTATATCCAACCACATTTGAAAAAGAACCAGTAGAGGGAGTTTGGCCTCTTGGTAATTATGGTTATTATGGGGTAGGTACAACTTTTGAAAATACCGTTTATCATCTTTATCAAGGAAGAATGGGAAATAATATACAATTATTTGTTGAGCGGTGCAAAGAAATTGTAGAGGGTACCTTTGATAATCAACACCACAATAAATCTAAAACATTAAACTATAAAGGTAGAATTGTACCTTGAAAGTCCTATTTCATACCAACACCCTTAACTACAGAGGTACAACTGTAGCTGTTAGAGACTATGCTCGGTATAATCAAGAGATTCTAGGTAATGAGTCTATAATTGCGTATTGTAAGACTATCGGGCAAGAAAAAGATATGGGTAACGAGCCCGCTGTTATAGAAACCCTAGAAAAAGAATTTAAGGTTATTGGTTATAGAGCAGGTAATCTAGAAAATAAAGTTGATGACAATAAAGTAGACGTCACTTATATGATTACATCTGGTCAAAAACAGACTATAGATGTACCTACAAACTGCAAGTCAGCTATTCATGCTGTATTTCAATTTAACGACCCTTACGGTGATCGATATGCATATATCAGTAAGTGGCTCTCGGATGAAATGTCACAAGGACAGATCCCATATGTACCTCACATAGTCAATCTTCCGCCTCCAGCTGGTAGTTATAGAAAAGCTTTAGGTATTAGAAATGATCAAACGGTTGTTGGTCGCATTGGTGGGTACTTTACGTTTGATATAGAAGCTGTAAAAACCTACATTATAAATTTAGTTCATAAGACTGATAAGTTTGTTTTTCTATTTGCGGGTACAGAACCATTTGTTAATCATCCTAATGTAAAGTTTATTAACGAAATACATGATCTCAATAAAAAAGCCAACTTTATAAATTCTTGTGATTGTATGCTACATGCTAGACAACGCGGGGAAAGTTTTGGTTTATCAATTGCAGAGTTTCTTTTCCTTAATAAACCTGTTCTCGCATGGAACGGTGGTCATGATAAAAATCATCTAGAAATGTTAAAAAATTCTGGAACGCTGTACAATAATGAAAACGATTTAGATTATATGCTCAACAACCTAGGGGATTTCAAACAAGATTGGTCTCAACGAGTTGTTGATTATGATCCAAAACCAGTTATGAAAAAATTTAAAGAGGTATTTTTATGACACATCTAGTATTTAAAAGAGTAACTAAACCTTGTGAGGCAGAAATTCTTAGGGTAATTCGAAACAAGTGTAGAACTTTTATGACCAGGAATACTGATGAAATTTCTCCTGAGCAGCAACAAGAATGGTTTAAATCAGCTTTTAAAAAATATGAACTGTATATTGCATACGCTATTGAGCATGGTGTTTGTATTGTAGATGCGGGGTACGGTTTAATTCATCTTAATGATGGTGAATATCTTCTTTCAGGGGGATTAGTTCCTGAATACAGAGATAAAGGTCTCGGTTCAGCTTTGTTTAAATTCTTAGTAGATAACTGTAATAAGCAGCAACCTATACGACTTGAAGTTCTTAAGTCTAATACACGTGCTTTAAAGACTTATGAAAAGCTAAACTTTTGCGTCATTGGTGAGAACGACAAAGTATTTTTTATGGAGTACAAATATGATTCCGTTATTTAAAGTCGGAATGTCTTATGAAGCACAGAGTAGAGTAGCTCAAGTACTAAATTCAGGCTTTATAGGGCAAGGACCTGTTGTAGAAGAGTTTGAGGATGCTTTATGGGAAGAGCTAAGGACAAAGACGAGACCAGTTACAGTTAATTCATGTACTTCAGCAATTGATCTTGCATTAGAGTTAATTGGTGTAGGTCCAGGCGATGAAGTTATAGCCTCACCACAAACTTGCTTTGCATCAAATGTGCATATCATTCATAGAAAAGCTAAAATTAGATGGGCTGATATTGATCCTCTGACTGGTCTTATTGATACAGAGTCGATAAAAAAATTAATTACAAAGCGCACTAAAGCAATTGTAGCGGTTAACTGGGCTGGTAAGTTTGCAGATTACGGTACACTTAAAACTTTTGGTGTGCCTGTGGTTGAAGATGCTGCACATACTTGGGACTCATTTCTATCTACTGATGTAGAGCGCGGGGACTACGTTTGTTATAGCTTTCAAGCTATTAAGTTTTTAACTACCGCAGATGGGGGCATGTTAATTTGCCCACCCGAAAAAGAAGCTGATGCCCGTATCCTTCGCTGGTATGGATTAGATAGAACCAAGAATGAATCTTTCCGGTGTACTCAGAATATTACTAAAGTTGGTTTTAAATACCATATGAATGATTTAAATGCATCTATTGGTATTTCAAACTTACCAGTTGCGGCGCAATCAGTTCAAATGAGTCGTTTAAATAGTAAACACTTAATAGATAATGTAAGAAACCCTCTACTCACTTTACCGGAATGGGATGATACCTGCTCGTACTGGTTATTCAGCATGCACGTAAAAGCCGGTCTCAAAGATCACTTTACTAAATATCTTGCTGATAATAATATTGCATCATCACCTGTTCATTTTCGAAATGATCGGTACGATACAACCATTCATTTTGCTGAAAATATTTTACCCGGGGTAAATTCTTTTACCGAAACTCAGTTGTGTATCCCTAACGGATTCTGGCTTAAAGAAGAAGGCCTAAGTCATATAGTTAGAGTTTTAAATGAATACCAGGGTTAATTACATTGTAGCTAACTACATAGGACCTTTGCGATCCTATGCACATTATCAGGGTCTTTTTGATAAGGACCCTCTTTTCTTTTTTAAAAAGCATATAGATTTTTTATCTAAATTAAATTCTGATCAAATTACTGCTACATTTGTATTTAATGATGATATAGATCCAAAATTAAAATTCGAGCTTTTAGGATATAATTTTGGTAAATTTGAAATTATTTTTAGAAAAAATTCTGGTTTCAGTTACGGTATATGGAACGATACAATTATAAAAAACCTAAACGATTATGATTTTTTCTTTTTAATTGAAGATGATTATATTCCATCGAGGTTAGATTTTTTAGATCCATTTTTAGATAGATTAAAGGATAAAGTAGCGTTTGTTTGTGGGTTAATTGAAGAAGCGTCTCCGGATCGTTTTCCAGACCATGTTCCTTATTATGAAGATCCTTTTCCTTTCCCCTCTATATCTAATGGATTAATTTCAGCTGAAGCATGCAGAACAATTTTTAAAAAATATGAAACGATTTTTAAAATAAATTTAAATAACGATTACAACTCTGCATATACTAATCAAATTTATTTTTGTAAATATTTTACTGATAACGGATATAATATTACCGATACATTAGATGAATTTAGTTCCTCTTACAACAATGCTACGCAAAGAGAACTAGTAATATATGGAGATAAAAAACCTTCTCTTCTGGAGCCTATTATTATATGAGAGAAATTTCTATTTGTGTACCTGTTTATAAAATGAAAAATAATCTATGTGAGAAATTTTTAGTTGAATATCTTTCTCATCTAATGTATCAAACATTTAAAAATTTTGATGTGATTGTTTCCGACCAGAGTGAAGATGATAATCTTAAAAAGATATGTGATGCATTTTCCCATGTATTAGATATTAAACATATTAAAAATACCTCGGGTATAAAAAACGCTGCTAATAATGTTAACCATGCAGTAAAAAATTCCACGGGGAAAATAGTAAAATTGTTATACGTAGATGATTTTTTTGTTGATCCTAAAGCACTAGAAAAAATAAAAAACGCCTTTGACGCTAACCCTGAACAAAAATGGTTGATAGCAGGGTTTATAAACTCAAATCAAGAACGTACCCATTTTTACAATTCAAGAATGCCTCGTTATGATCAAACATTTGTTAACGGAGATAATTCAACCGGTAATCCATCCAATTACTCCATACGAAGGGAATGTGCGATTGAAATGGATGAAAATCTTTTTTGGGTGGTAGATGGTGAGTATTTTTATCGTTCCTACTATCACTACGGATTACCAATTATGATTCCAGAAATTATGGTATGTTTTAGAGAACACGATGACTCTAAATTTCTTGACCCTAAATTTCAAGAACTTGATATAAAGGAAAGAAAATATTGCGTGGACAAATTTAGTAGAAATGTTGAACATAAGCTCATATAATATGAAATTACATTGAGAGGTATATTATGAAATTTAGCGGTGAAACTTTGTCTCTTCTAAAGAACTTTGCGTCTATCAATACTAATATTGTTTTTAAACCTGGAGACAATATTGCAACAATATCCAACGCAAAAAATATTTTTGCTAAAAGTACTATTAAGGAATCTATTCCTAATGAATTTGCAATTTATGATCTTAACTCTCTACTTGCTATGCTCACTTTGATGGAAAACCAAGAAGTAGAATTTGGAGATAAAAGTCTAATTGTCACGAGCGATAAAGGTAAATTTGAATACTATTATTCTAATGCAGATATTGTAACTGCAGCACCTTCAGGTGAAATTGAACATGTCGATGTTTATAAATTTAAACTAATGGCTGAAGATGTCCAAATGATTATGAAGGCAGCTGCGATTACCGGTGCTCCTACCGTATCGGTTACTAATAAAAATCAAAGTGTTACACTATCGGTTAGCGACCGTAAAAACGATACTGCGTCTAATTTTAAGAAAACATTAGGTACTGCGTTTGAAAATTTTGATGTATTCATTGCAGTTGAAAACCTTAAAGTTATCCCTGATGCATACGAAGTTACAGTTGCAAAGACTCCTAACGGTAAGGCAAAGTTCTTACACTTTAAACACGAATCAAAACAACTCCAATATTGGATTGCATGTGAGCCTGGTTCAGTAGTTTAAATGTGAGGTTATATTATGAGCGAGCATTTTTTATGGGTTGAGGCTTATAGGCCTCGAACTATTGATGAGTGTATTTTATCTAAAGAGCAAAAGGATTATTTTAAGAATCTAGTTAGAAATGGGGAGATTCAAAATTTGCTCTTGTGTGGTACAGCTGGTACTGGTAAGACCACTGTTGCGAGAGCTTTGTGTGAAGAGCTAAACTCTGATTATATTATTATTAATGGATCAGAAGAGTCAGGTATTGATGTACTCCGTACAAAGATCAAGTCCTTTGCTTCAACTGTATCGTTTACAGGTAATACAAAGGTTGTTATTCTTGATGAGGCTGATTACCTGAATCCTAACTCGACGCAGCCTGCTTTGCGTGGCTTTATCGAAGAGTTTGCTAATAACTGTCGATTTATCTTTACTTGTAATTTTAAGAACCGTATTATTGCTCCTTTGCATTCGCGGTGTGCAGTTGTAGAATTTAAGATCCCTAATAAAGAAAAACCAGCAATTGCAGGTGCATTCTTTAGACGGGTAACTGATATTCTTTCATTTGAAAATATCCCGGCAGACAGTAAGGTAGTGGCTAAAGTTGTAGAGAAGCACTTCCCTGACTTCCGTAGAACATTAAATGAACTGCAGCGGTATGCTCAATCAGGTTCTATCGATGAAGGTATTCTAGTTAATATTGGCGAGGCCAATATGAAAGATCTTGTCGAAGCTATTAAAGATAAAGACTGGAAGAAGATGAGATCATGGGTTGTTAATAATCTCGATAATGATCCTGTATCGTTGTTTAGACGTATTTACGATACATTTATCCCTATGACTAATCAAGTACCTCAACTGGTACTGACGATTGCTGACTACCAATATAAGTCTGCTTTTGTATCCGATCAAGAGATAAATCTGGTTGCCTGCTTAACGGAAATTATGGCATCGGTGGAGCTAAAATGATTGAAATGTTAAGACCAACCTTTGATTGGATTAGAAATGACTACCAAGATCATCGAGTACGTTTTTGTCTTGAGGTCCTTGCTTGGGCTATATCTATTAGTTGCTCTATCACTATGGCCGTCACCGTGCCTAATCCTCCTCTTCTCACCTTGTACCCAGTCTGGATTACTGGTTGTGCTATATACGCTTGGTGTGCTCATAATCGGGGCTCCTTTGGCATGCTTGCTAATTACATTCTACTTACAGCGATTGACAGTATCGGGCTAGTGAGAATGCTATGGACATAAATGAAGTATTTGGTCATCCTATTAATACAGAGAAAGAAGAATCTTATAAACAACCCGCAATATCTCCTTTTGAATTTATCAACTCTATTAATCACACCAAAGAAGAACTAATTGTTGACGACTGGACAGAGAAACAATACGTACCTTATATTGTAAACAAGGGATTATCGTACGGATCAGATACAGTCATCCCTGCTAATGAGATGAATTCTCGACCGCATCTAGATAAAAAGCTTCAATTTCAATTTCTTATAAATACAGTTAGGCCCAGAAAACGTTACAATAAGTGGGTTAAAGCCGAAAAAGTTGAAGCGATAGAATTGATCAAGACCTATTATGGATATAGTACAGAAAAGGCTCGTCAAGCACTATCTATTCTCACCTCGGAACAATTAAATCATTTAAAACAAAAATTAAAAAAAGGTGGGTTATAATGTCCAATGAGTATTTTAAGGTTGATTACCCTGGATACGTTCCGTTAGAAGTTACACTGGTTCAGCCTGATGATTTTTTAAAGGTTAGAGAGACCTTAACCAGAATTGGGGTTGCTTCTAGAAAAGAAAAGATTCTTTACCAATCTTGTCATATTTTACACAAGCAAGGTCATTATTATATTGTACATTTTAAAGAGTTGTTTGCTCTGGACGGGAAACAAGCTGATATTACTGATAACGATTTACAAAGACGCAATACCATAGCAAAGCTGCTTTCTGATTGGGGTCTAGTAAAAATACTAGATCAATCTATTATTGCTGATCAGGCGCCGCTTTCCCAAATAAAAGTTATAGCTTACAAAGATAAAGACGATTGGGACCTTCAAGCCAAGTATAATATTGGTAAAAAAAGATCAGACTTTCACGATTAAAGCATATATAATATTATCACGTCGTGAGACGTTATTTCTCAAAATGAGACGTAAAGACTCTACTACCTTAGGAGCGTCTAAAGCCGGTACAACGATAAGGTACCCCAGTAGTCGGTAAGCTGGATTAATGATATGCCTTCGGGGTATCAATTTTATTTAAACTCGCTTAAAAAGGAGCAATTATGCTTTTATATGCAAATATGGCTATTGATGCCGTTCAATCTGGTAAGACCGCCTGGTTAAACCAATTTATTCAGGACAAATCTGTCCGCGAACCCCTGCAACAGTTTGTTAACGCTCAGACAGCTTTTACCAAGCAGATCACCAAAACCTGGTGGGAAGTTACCGGTAAAGCAACAAACACAGCTGTTTCTAAACTTTTTACAGAATAATGAAGGGGAACGCCATGACACTAGGTAACATCGCTTTTGGTCCTGCTTTTAAGGACATGGATAAATTTTTTGTAGGTTTTGATGACCAGTTTAATCGCATTGCAAAAATGCATGACGATATTACAAAAAACATTCCTAATTATCCTCCTTATAACATTAAAAAAACCGGAGATAACACCTATATTATTGAACTTGCTGTTGCGGGTTTTGCAAGGCAAGACATTGAAATTGAACTTGCTGATGGAAAAATGTTGATTAAGGGTAATGTTCAATCTAATGATACAGAAGATAATTTTCTGTTCAAGGGAATTGCTAACCGGGCATTTACTCGCACATTTGCTCTCGATGATCATATTGAAGTGCAAAATGCGGAATTGTTCAATGGTATGCTAAAAGTCTTCTTGGAACGTATCATCCCAGAACATAAGAAGCCTAAAAAGATTGAGGTTAAAGATACGTCTGATTTTTTTAAAAAATCAGAATCTCAACTTCTAACTGAAGAGCGCTCGGCTCTTTAAACAAAGCCGGCCTTAAGGCCGGCTTTTCAATTACCAAAAAATGAAACTTATTTCTTTAACACCGGTGAGACGAGGGGATTGGGTCCTTAAAGCTAGTGTTTTTGATGATCAAATATTGATTTTTTTATGGAATGAGTATATAATGGAATCTAGATGTGAGGTCTTCTATTCAGAAGATATGGCTTATTATTTTATTGAAAGAATATGTAATGACAATTCAAATTGTAAAGCTAACGACCGGTGAAGAGTTAATTGGTGATTTAGTTACTAATGGTAATAGCTATGAAATTAAAAAACCCTGTGCACTTCAAATGATGGTTTCTCGGGCTGATGGTACTCCATCTATGTCTATAATCCCATACGCGTTTTACGTAGAAAACCATACTATCAATGTGTCAGCTGATTTTGTAATTTGGTTAGCTAAACCAACCGATGAAGTTTACAATCAGTATAATCGAATTTTTGGTTCCGGTATTCAACTGGCATAATTAAATGAGTGATGGTAACGAAAAAGATGAAAAAAAATCTTCAGAAACCAGTCAAACTAACCAATCCTCTTAATCAGGAGAATTGGTGGTGTCAAGATTATAACAAGATTCATTCCGTAGATGGTGTGGATTATATTTTTGTTTATAAACCGGAAAATATCCAGCGTCAATATTTAATGAGAAAAGATGCTCTTAGAAAAGCAACTTCATAATGAAACGATATATTAATTTAGATATGGATGGTGTCGTAGCTGACTTTAATACTTGGTGTGGTAATTTGCTAGGCAGACCTATAAGTTGGGAAGGTAGAGATCTTTCCGATGATGAGTGGATTGTGGTTGGTCAGCAAGATCATGCGTACGGTCAGCTCTCGCTAATTCCTGAGTCTGTAGAATTAGTAAACCTTGCAAAAGAGCTTGCAAGCAAGTATGATTATGGTTTGCGGTTTTTAACCGCTGTCCCTAGACGTACTACTATGCCGGAGGCAGAACAGGATAAAAAAGACTGGGCTGAAAGACATTTTCCAGGCATTCCGGTTGAAATTGGCCCGTTCAGTAAAGATAAACAAAATTGGTGTTCCCCGCTAGACATTTTAGTAGATGATAAAAGAAGTAATGTTACAGAATGGTTTTTTAAAGGTGGAATTTCCGTTTATCATACAGGTAACTGGCCTGCTACACTTGCCAATTTTGAAAAAGCTATTAAAATGAATCAACCGGCTTGTTTAGGGTCTATTGAGTTATAAGGTTACGGGCCTCTAGCTCATGCTTGGTTAGAGCAGCGGACTCATAATCCGTTGGTGCTCGGTTCGACTCCGAGGGGGCCCACCACAGTTTGGAGAT